TCACTGCCGTCGCTGCTCTCAAAATAAATACTGTTGCCACGCACCAGCATATTGCCGGTTGCGTTTGTTTCTCTGATTATAAAATGAGTGCCGTTGTGGAAAATTTCAGCATCTGTATCAGCACCAAACACGGCCTTGTCGCTGTCGCCGAAGTTGATCTGCGCCACCGCCTCAGTGCCGTTGGCGAACGCGCCAAGCTGCCGGGTCAACTCGCGCATCGAGTTATTGACGGCGCTGGGGAGCATGCCCTCCGCAATCGAAATGCCGCCGATGTCGGTGTTGTTGCCGGCGGTGGTGCCGTCGTAATCTGAGAGTTTATCCTTGGACATTTCCTACCTCACGGGGCGGCTGTTCCGGGCGCGTTGAACACGTCCATATTGATGGTGTCGGATGTTGGGACGTTGCTGTTCCTCTGGCATCTTCGCACCTATGTCTTGATGATGTAGTTGAGGATGATGGTCGGCTGCACGTTGTTGTGGGCCGCGCCACCGCCAGCGGCTTCGGTGGAGCCACTTATCAGCCCTGAGTCATTAGAGGTGCCGGATTGCGACCCCTCACTTGGCCCGACATTCCCGCCGCTTGTGCCGTCCACAGTTTTGAGCAAGGCGTTGCTGCTAAGGGTGTGGCTGTGGCTTGGCATCTGCGACGTGGTCAGGGTGTGCGTCTCAGCGCCGCCAGTGGCACCCAGAGTGTCACCGTCCAGACCGCCAGACTGATTGGTCAGCCGGTTGGCGGATGAGCCGCCCATATCATCCTGACCAGCGACAGCGCGCCCGCGCAAGTCTGGCAGGTTGAAGGTTGTCGAGCCGTCGCCAGACCCGTAGGTCGTGCCAATGGCCGAAAACAGTTCGGCATAAGTCGTCCGCGACACAGCCTGACCATATGTCAGCAGCCACCCTGACGGTGCCGACGTGCCAGCGAACGGCATGACCATACCCGACGCAAACGCGGCTGGTATTACTATGCTTGACCAGCCAAGCTGCCCGGAGCCGTCCGTGCTGATCACCTGACCGTTTGTCCCGTCACCGTCCGGCAACGTGAAGGTCGTGGTCGTCGTTACGGCAGCAGGCGCTTGCAGCTTGATTGCGGCGCTTGCGTCGTCATCTACCAGCGACAGGAGGTCAATGCCTGTCGTGCCGTCTGACAGGTCTTTCAGGTGGCTCATGACCTCCCTGATGGCGTTGTTCAAGTCGCTGGGGACCATCACCCCTTCGCTGAGGTTGATGCCGCCCAGAGCCGTGTTGCTTGCCGCTGTGGCGTTATATTCGCGGATGCTGTCGCCTGCGCCCATCTGTGTATTCCTTCGTTGCTGCGCTCAGTTTATCACGGCGCGGGGGTTATGGGTATGCCGGTCCGAGGAGGCTCTCGAAAGTCTCCGCAGGCTGCTGCGCAACACCAGCCGCTGTCATCGGCGCAAGGCCGCGAGCCAGAGGCCGCGCTGAGCCGAGAAGCCCGGTTGTTGCCGCCATAGTAGACCCACCGCCGTAAATGCTGCTCATTAGAGGGATGCCAACCGCTCTGGTGGCCATTCTCGGCACGTCGGTCAGGCCCATAACATCAAGCCTGCCAGCAGTGCCGCTGTCGGGGATAGTGCGCCCCATCACTTCCTGAGCCGCAGCAGCAAAGGGTTGCATTGGCATCTCGCCCTTCGCGAACTTTGTCTTGCGGGGGCCGCGCTGTGCGCCCTTCATGCCTCTTAGGAGTTGAGCGGGCGTGAACGTGCCGCCTTGCCCTGTTGCCGCAACCGTGACGGCCTTCTCGACCGGCAGAAGCTGCTTAAATGCCGCGTTTGCGGCGGCAAGCTGCGCCCCAGCATCGGGGTTCTCTTTGATTAGTTGCTGGCGCAGAGCCGATTGAAGCTCGAAGAGCGCGCGGCCAGCGTCCCTGTCAACACTGTTGCCCGATGTCATGAGGCTGATTGCCTCTTCTCCGAGATCGCTTTCCGCCTTTTTTAACGCCTCGCCACTCAGGGTTCCGGTTTCTTTATTGAACCTATCAAGAAGGACGGCTTTTGCCTTGCGCGAAAATGTTTCCTGAGCCGCATCAGTCATGCCCAGCTTGTCCTCGGAGAGAACGCCAATCGCGAACCGCTCCATCGCATCAGACGATACCGACAACTTAGGCAGGACGCGCTGATATGCGTCGCTGACAGCATTGTGCGCGTAAGCAAACGCATCCTGACCTGTCAGGTTCTTCGGCACCTTTACGCCAATCGGCTCAATCGCTTTGTCCATTGCAGAACGGTTGAACGCCTGCATTGCCCTTGTCTCAGCGCCCTTGATGATGTCTCCGTAGAACTGCTGCCCGGCGATACGCTCCTCAAGCGTCCGCGCTGCGCCGCCAAGGCGCTGGCCCGGAGTGAGGGGAATACCCTCACCGAGAAGCTGCTTTGCCTCTGGCGTTGTGCGGCCCGGCAATAGGCGTTGCGCCGCAGCGGACATGCCAGCACCAAGGCCCGCACCAATAGCGGCCTCTGGCGCTCTCTCTATCGGGGTTCCTTCTGCCGCGCCGAAGCCGTACAGACCGCCCTCAATAGCGCCAACCTTTGCCGCCCCGGTCACGCCAAGCCGAGCAAGGCCAGCACCTCCAGCTAGGGCTGTAGGGAGCGCCCCTACGGCCTCAAAGAAAAGGGACATATATGGATGGGCCTCTTGATATTGGCGCATCTCACCACGAATTTTCCCGATTTCCTCGTCATACGACAGGCCGCTGCTGGTGAATTGCGACCGGATAAACGCCTCGGCCTCGTCCGCTGTGCCGAATGTAAGACCTTGCGCGATTTGCCTGCCGATATCGAACGCAACGTCAATGCCAGTGCGCTCCATCGGAGCCGCGTGTTTTTTCTTTTTTGGAAGCTCAGCCATCAGCCCATCTCGTCAGGATCGTAAATCTGGAACTCGTTGACGCCCTCGAAAGCGTTAAAGAACACATCGCCCGGCTTGATCTTGCCGTCGTCAATCATCTTGGTGAAATCTTCGTCAGAGCCAACTCGCTGATAAACAGAGCCTTGTTGCTCGTCGGCGTACTCACCAAACCCGAAGTCGTGGCCCTTGTCTTGAACATACTTATCAAAAATGCTCAGGCGGCGCTTATTGTAGTCCATCACTTGCTTCTGCATTGTCGCGATGACAAGGTTCGCCTCTGGCGTGTTCGCCATTCTCACGGTCGCCTGTTGGAAGAAGTTCATGTCCCTGTCGGACGATGCGCCAGAGCCGGTGACACGCATACGAGGTGTCAAGAAGGCGGCAGCGGCCTCGATGATCTCTTGCTCGGACAAGTCTTTTACTTGCTCGTCATTCAAGAAGCCAAGTTCTCGACCGATCTGTTTCAGCGGCATCAAGGCGGACTGGATACGTCCGGTTTCTGCGCCGCTGCTCAGAAGGTCGATTGCCGTTTGCAGCCGCGCCGCAAGTTCTCTGTCTTGACCGACCTGCTTCTGCATTTCGCCGCGAGTATCAAGCGCTGCCTTGTAAGCAAGTTCCTTCTGCTTGTCGCCGCCCATAAATATTTGAGTTCCGGGCTTTTCCGCTCGCCTCTTCAAGTAATCGTTATATTCAGGTGTGCCGCGAACAAAGCCCATCGCCTCAGCTTCTGCCATAGCTGCCGTGATTTTAGGCTTGGGCTGCAACGCGGCCTCAGCGCGAAGGCGCTCTGTTTCAAGGCGCATGCGGTCAAGCGCCAGTTTCTGCTGTGCCGCCCTTTGAGCCGCCTCAGCCTCCTGCGCGCTACCATAAGCCTGCAAGCCAGCCGCGCCCATCCGCGCCAGTATCTGCCCGGTCGAGGTCGGCACGGGCTGCGGGCCAGCCTGCTCAAGTCCGGTCAGGGCGGCGGACATGATGCCCATACCCGTCGGCGATGTCAGGGGCTGGCGGAAGGCTGTGCCGAGGCGCTGGCCGATAGTGGGTGCCGTAGACGGCGCAGCGGGTGCTGCTCGCATCGCGCCGGGCATCTGACCGGCACGCATCGCAGTCTGTTCCATAGGCATAGGCAAGCGCGACGGAGTGCGCGCCTGAGCGGCAGCGGCGGCAAGCTGGGTCGCGTCCATATAGGGCGGCTTCGGTTGCCCAGCCCTCGGCCCCGCGCCATAAGTCGGATAAGTGCGGCGCTGGACCTGAGAGGTCGGCGCTGCTGGGCGCGCGCCCTGCAAGAATAGGCGTCGCGCCATCTCTGGCGGCATGAAAGCAAGCTGTCCGGGTCTAATCGCCATTATCTACGCTCCTGCAAAACCGGCAAAGCCACCGAGAAGTCCGCCGTATAGCGGGCCAAGCCCCGGTATCTGACCGCCCAACATAGCGCCGCCAAGCGCGCCCGACAGGCCACTCGCCAGCGGGTTGCTGTAGTACGGCGTAATTTGTTGTGTGCCAAGCTGACCGCCCTGAACCGCCGCGAGGTAGTTCGCAAGCGCCGCGCCCGGTGCCTGCTGCTCGAACTGGAACTTCTCGATGTCAGCCGAAAGCTCAGCCTGCTCCTGCGCCTCGCGGGCAGCGCCGATGCCGGCCAGCGTCTCAAGGTCAGCGAAGCCGAACTGGCGCGCCATCGGTGCCTGCTGGATGGCCCGCTGCTGCGCCTCATACGCCATCGGCGCGAGAGCCTCAGCGACAGCCCGCTGCTGGTAGCCGGAGCCGTAGCGCCCGGCCTTGCCAAACTGCGCCTCGACTTGCTCAACCGCAGGGCGGAACGCCGCAGCTTGCAGCGGGTTCGTCCCCATCAGGTTCTGCATCACCACATCCTGAACCGCGCCGATAAATGGCGACCCGGTGATTGCTTGCTGGCGCAAGCCCGACAGGGCCATCTCGGTCTCAGGCGAGAAGCCCACAACCGTCTGGCCGGGGTAGTATTGCATCGGCCCCTGCCCGTAGAGGCGCTTCGCCTCGGAAAGCCCGAACTCCTTGAACGGAGCCGTGGTCGGGTCCGTCATTGTCTGCGTGACCTGCCTCGTCGTGCCGCCGCCTTTACCCATCACTGAAATCCTTCATTAGCACCACCGCGCTCTGCCGGTAGTCTTTAAGTTGTCGAGACCAACCCCTGCGCCCGATGATCTCCATCCCGTCGCACCCTTGCGTCTTGGCCCACGCGGAAAGTGCGACTTCCGCTTCTAATAATTCGTCCAAGTCACCACCCGCAAGCCAAATCCGGCACATCGCCTTCTGCGGGTAGTCCACTATCTCCGTCACTATAGCAGACTTATCCAGCGGAAAGAACTGGGCCTTGCCTTCCTGTATTGACTGCCACACATCCTCGATTGTGTGCGATCCGCCCGCATATTCAAGCGCGTCCTCGATGTAGCGCCGGCAGCGCCGCCAGTGGTCTTCCATACGGTCGTCACCCAATAATAAGGTAGGCGAATGGAGCATCGTGTCCTGAATTGCTGTAGTTGATCACCATAGTGCCGTCGGTGCTTGTGCTGTCGATGTAAGGATTGTGATGCCACGGGTCGTGGTCCACGCCCGTGAAGAACACCAGCGACGACACCGAATATCGCGGTTCATCAACCGTGATCTGCGTGGTGGTCCCCGGAAGCGTCACATACCCGACGCTGTTCAGTCCGCCGTTAATAGTGCGGTTCAGGACTTCGGCGATCTCGCGCGTTGTCGCGGTGATCGGGTTCAGCGTGCGGAAGTTGGTGGTGCGCCGCTCGATTGTCATCGCCTGCCGATGTCCCTAGCCTCAACGTCAATTCCAATCGCCTTACTCCACGCCCCCGACAAAGACATCCGCGCCCTGTGATACCGGCCCTGCGCGCGGAAGGGCGCAAAGTCGCCATCATTCGGCGAGATCGCGCTGGTGAATGTTGGCGTGTCGGATTGCCTGTCCCGCGTGCCAACCGCCAGCGTCACACTGCCGTCCTCATAATACGGGTAGACGCGCGTCACAATCGAGTGCTTCCCGGTTGAAATAGGAGCCTCAGCCGTCTCAATCGTCGCGGTAAGGGGCGCGCCTGTGAAGGCGTAAATCTTATCGCCGTAAGCGCCGCCGAAGAAGTATTGCCCGCCCTTGTAGAAGCGGCTGTCTAGCTGGATGCTGAGGCCATCAACCGTTGCCGACAGATTGTCGAGAGCGTCAACTGTGTAGCCAGACGAAAACATCGGCGAAAGCAGGTCAGCCTCAACCTCCGCCAGCGACCACTTGTTCAGCGTGTAGTTGTAGATAATTATCTTGTCGGGCTGGCCGGACGGCGAGGACGTGGACGTATAAGACCACATCGCGACTTCGTTCAGCGGGTCAACGGACGCGGACATGCGGTCGGCGTAGTTACTGTCGAAATCTTCTATGAAGAACTCGTTCACGCGCTCACTGCCAATCGGCGAGACGCGCTGACCGTCGAACGCATAGAAGCCGTCGGATGACAGGAAAAACACAAGGTTGCCCGCATTGCACACCGAGTTCTTGAAGTTGCACCCGCGCTCCGACACGACCTTGTCGAACTGCCAGATCAGCGGCGGGCCGGTGTAGGTGGCGCGGAAAATGGCGCGCTCGGTCAGGACCGTTGCGTACTCGCCGCCGACCAAGCCGGTGATTTCGCCACTGTCAGGCAAGTCTTGGAAGTCGGACTGATCCGTGCCAGCGACCCACCCATCCACATCGTTGAACCCGGACCACTGGCAGCGATACGGTATGCGCCCCGACCCGCTGTCTACGTTGGCGACCCACACGAAGTCGCGCACGGCTGCAATAAAGTCAGCCTTTGGCGGCGACCCGGCGAGATCTGCGAACACAGAACTCGTGCCTAGCTGGAAGTACTGAAGTTCCTCGCCGATACCGCCTGCGGCGATGACATAGTCGCCGAATTGAATGAAGCGCCAGCGCTCTCCGCCGGTTAGGTCATACCCGCCCGTCTTTTTGATGTCGTCAAGATTGTTTGTGGACGTGTTGTGGAGATACAGCTTGGCGTCGTCACCCGCGAACAGCTTTGTGTTGCCGGAACTGTCCTTCGCCGCGAAGATGCCGCGAATAGTCCCGTCAGCCGCGTTTGAGTATTCGACGAAGCTGTTCATCGAGTGATAGCCAGCCGCTGCTGGCATGACGTTGGTCGCGACAGTCACGCCGGAGTTCATGATGTCGGCCTGATCTGGTAGCCATTCGCCGAACTGTATCACGCAAATCCCCTCGACGGTGTTGCTGGCGGTGTAATCGTGTCGCCGCCATCTTCCAAATGCTGAATGAGAGTGTCGGCCTTGTCTGACAGCTTGCGAAGGTTGGCGTGGTAGCCCGCCACAGCCGCCATCTCGGGGTAGCTGTTGCCCTCGTCGTCGGTCAGGGTGTTGCCAGTCGGCGCATAGATGGCCCCAATCTCGTCCACCCGCACCCAGTTGGTAGCCCGAATGACATCATTGCCATCCTCGTCTTGGCTGATGATGCTGTGCGGATACGCCGTCTCGCTGCCGGTGACATTGCCGTCGTCATCGAAGGTGTCGCGTGTCTCGCTTGGCCCTTTCAGTGCGGTAATCAAAGCGGCCCGGTCGGCTACTTTTATGTACCAGTCAACCTGTGGCGGCGGGGTGTTGTCGAGGTCATCAGTCATTGCACATATTCTTCAGCTTTGTTTCATCATTCATAGCTATCGGAAAGTATTGCAGACGCTTAATATGGCCCGACATAATTCCGCTATCAGAGCCGCCAATTTTACATTGGCTTATGTCAAGCGTATCCACAGACACATCTATGTCGTTTACATGTCCGTCATCATCAAAATCAGTTGCTGTGGCTACAGAGCAAAACGTGTCGCTTGCCCTCTGTTCGTAAGATGCTGCAACAATGTCAAAGTCTGGTGTTATTGTTAAGTTGGTTAGAGAATTAAAATTGCTAGAGTCTCGAACCATTGAGTCTATTGTTGTTGTGCCTTGCAGCCTCAAGCCCCAGCCTGTAGATGTTGCGCCGCCACGGCTGAACCACCAAGGGCCACGACTACCACCACTCTGCGTATCAAACGCAACAACCATAGTGCCTTGGTCTGGCCTGTACTGCTCGAAGGGGTACAGTTCTCGGACGCTTACGTTGTCAAAGCTGACCGTCTGCGGATTGCCAGTGGCGCTTGCGTAGTTTTGCAGTGCAATATAAAGCGTTGCTTGTGTAGACGTGAAGTCTATTGTCTTGGTGCTGACTGCACTTTGAATTGACTCCGCAATCAGATTTACCCCTCCAGAGCCATCATTTGCTTTTGTGACCGCTATTCTGCTGGAATTGGATGTAGTCACGTCTACAGTTAGCCTGTAACGCCGTCCAACAACAGTTGAAATAGCGGCTACAGCGCGAGTGAAATTAGCGGTGTCTTCTTGCAAAATCTGTAGTTCGCCGCTTGAGACAGACAATGTTGGCGGGTCTGATGTTGGGTAAGCAACCCAACCAGTCGTGTCAGTGTCAAAAGTGCCGTTGGTCACCAACTCAGTGCCGCCGGTCGTCGGCCCCATCACCGCGACATCTGCGTTGCGGGTGGCAGTGCTGCCGGTGGTCTGGATGTAGCTGGTGGGGAAGGAGCCTTCTTCTAGCTGCGCACCCCAGACAAAGCATGTGTCTGTGCCAAAGTCGGTAAAGAAAAACCTATGCCGCAACGATGTGCCAGTGTTGGTCGTTGTTGTAACTCGCAGCCTATACCAACCATTGCCAAAATCTTCGGCAGAGCCTGATGTGTTGGTAAAGTCACCATCGTCATTTGTGCTGCTTACAGAACCATCTGTAATGTCAAAAACAACTCGTCCACGATTGGTGCTGTTGCCGTCATCAATCGTCAACGTAATGTTTTGTTCATCGCCTGTTTTGGCAAAAAGAGTGGCGGTGTAAGTTTTAGCAGAAGCTGCTTTTGTAAACGAGTCTGACAAAATTGCGTTTGTACTGGTCGCCACAAGTTTTGTGCCTGTGGTAGTGCCATCAGGAGCAAGGACATCATTCCCTGTAACAGTCACCCCAGAGCCACTCCAAGATGCCGCGCTAAAGTCCTCGCTGTCAGTAACAAGATTAGTCCGCGCCTCCTCAATCAGCAGCCCCTTCGGCGTGTTCGTTACAGGGTCGTGGTCGAGCCGTGCCGCATAGACCGCGCTGCCCTCGGTCTTGATGTAGGGGTTGTCTACCGGCAGGGTGGTGTGCTGGGAGAATTGCGCCCCCCAGAGATATATAAATCCACTGCCTGAGCTTGCCCCAAATCTTGGATGCACAGCGCCTGACGCAGGATTGCTAAAAGTAACGCTTAACCGAAACCAATCATTTGGGTACGCCTCTGTGGAGACAGTATGAGCTGCGTTTATTAATGTCCATTCTCCAGTAGATAGGTCAAAAATTGAACTGGTATCTACTGTGCTAGGGGCGAATGTCACAATTCTAAACTTAAAAGTATCCAGACTTCCGGCTTTTACAAAAACTGAGACTGTATATGTTCCGGCGTCTATTGTGCCACTGCTTTGACGAATATGATTCCCACCAGCCTCAAAATTTGCGCTGCTTATCTTGTCAGCGGTTGTTGTGCCGTCAGGAGCCACAATCTCATTTGTCGCAACGGTTACATCACCAATCGCACTCCAAGTAGTGCTGAAATCCTCAGACTGCAAAAACAGATTATGCGGCGACTTCTTCACCAAGCCGTCGCTGTCCACGAACCACGCATTGTTGCCACGGCTAAAATCGATGCGACTGTCAGGCGCACCGTTAGAGCCAATTTGTGCAGCAGCAAAGTTCAGGTCGAGGACAGGTTGCTCGACGCTTTTGCGTAGTCCGGGGTTTCTCAGCATTAGGCCATCTCGGTTACATAAAGTGTTCCGTCTGCGCTGGCTCTGATAGCGGCCACTTTCTCGCCGCCGGTCACGAGGAAATACTCGACCTGATTGGCGGGCAGATACATGCTGCTCGTGGTCGCCGTCGGGCTTGCCGCAAATGCGATGTGGCAGTCAGTGGTGCTGACCAAGCGGATCACGTTTGTCGTGGCCGCGTGGGCAGAGGACTGAGCGCTGCTGCTTGAAACAGACACAGTCGAGACTGTGCCTGCCTTTAGCGCTTGGACATCAATGCCTGTGTTTTGGTTTGCGTAATTACGCTCTGCGATGGGGCCGGTGTAGCTCATTTTTTACTCCTAGCGTTCAGCGGCTGCGTTTTGCAGCGCGTAGCTGCTGTTGATGCGGGTTGCGCCGGAGCCGTAGTGCGCGCGCTCCTCGCCCTTTGCAATCTCATCGATAGAGAATTGTATTGCTATTGTTTCTGTCCGACAAGGCGGTTATGACGCCGGGGTTCAATAAATCAGCCTGATCTGGCAGCCACTCTCCGAACTGTATCATTTAACGGCCCACCTCTCTGTGCCGGTGGACACCTCGGTCCACTCAAGCGTTTCCGGGAACGCCGGTATGTCTAGCCACGTCTCATTCTCTGACGGGGCAACGCTCCACCTGTCGCCGAGACGGTGGGCCAGCGTCGATGTCGTAACCGCCAGAGCAACAGCGCCAGAGTTTACGAACGTGACCGCGTTGCCACTGGCGGCTGTTACGGAGGCGTTGACGGAGGACAGCATGCCCCTTATCGAGAGCGCCACGCCCGACGCAGCACCCGACACTGCGGCACTGGCGTCAAATGGCCTTACGCGAAGGACCGCAGCCGCGCTGGTCGCGGCAACAGAGACAGCCGCAGTGAAGCGCGCGATGAACGACGCGTAGGCCGCAACAGAGGCTGCGCCCGTGACTGCGGCGGCGAAGGCGAGGATGCGCCTGACAGCGCCAGAGGCAGACGCGGAGAGAGACACGGCAGCGGTCGGCTGCTGGAGCGTCAAGCCGTCAAGCTGCTCCAGATTGCCGAAGCTGTCGATGGCATCCATCGTACCCCAGTTGTCTAGCTCCTCAAGCGTCGCCACAGAACGCTCCTTTAGTCGGCGCTGATGTCGAGGTCGCCCGCGTCAATCTTCAGGATGTCGCCGCTCTCAATCGTCTTCGCGGTGGTGAACGCGCCGTGGATCAGCAGGTTGCCGCTCGACGCCGCGTCGAAAATCCCGAAGTGCGAGACGCTGCCCCACGAACCTGTCGCCGCAGCGAACTGGATCGCCGAGGCGTTGTCGGCGGTGCCGGACGCTGCCGCGTTGAACGTGGCCGCGACACGCGCGTAGCCGGAGCCGCTCAACTCGGTACCGCTGTTATCGTCGCCGAAGCTGCCGGTGGACAGGCCGACATACACGGCGCTTGGCATCGTGTAGGAGCCAGTGCCGAGGATGTGGTCGAGAATTTCATTCTCAAGGTAGTTTGACATTGCAGACATGCTAGTTCTCCGCTGCTACGTTCTGGCGTTGGTACACTGATCTCACAGCGAGGGGTCCAGTACCATAGAACGACCTGTCCTCGTCAATGTGTATCTCCTGAATGATGCGCGTGAATTTTGCGTCGTACTGCGACGATCTGGCCTCATCCAGAAGGTATGTATACGCCTCCGTCAGCGCGCCGTACAGATACAGGTCCGGGTGACGCGTGAAGGTGATCGGCGTGTTTGCGTCTGACAGTGCCGGCAACGTCCCGGTGTAAACGATCTCGGCGGTGTATGTGTCGTCCGGCACGGGGCGCAATTTCATCTCCAGCCCCACAACGCTGAACGCCTTCGGCTTCCCGTTGCCGCCGCTGGAGTAGCTGCTGTCGAGGCTGTGAGGGCTTTGATACGACAAGACCGTGAGCGGCGTCGTGTTCAGCTTGACCTCGCGGACCTCGCGCAGGTCCGTCGGCAGCGCGATGTATTCGTCGCCCACCTCAAGCGTCGCGGTGGCGCGCTTCTCCTGCTCACGCGTCTCAAGCTCGCGGGACACGCGCGCCTCGGCGAGTTTAATGAAGTCGGGAATGACGGCGGTGAGATCATCGCGCGCGAGGAAGTTGGCTATCGCCGCCTTCAATTCGCTGTATGTTGTAATAGCCATTATAACATCCCGCCGCCTGTCCTAAATGCTCGGTTCTCGCTGTCGTTCAACCAAGCCTTCCACGCCTTCGGGTTCTCGCGGATCGGGCCGAACTTCTCAACAAGATGAGCATACACTACGTTCGGGATTTCCGCCACATGCTGTAAGTGGCGCTGCGTGTTGCCGCGCATAGAGCCGGGGCGGTAGTCGTCGGACATCTGCTTGTTGATTTTCAGCAGGTCGCCAAATTCCTGCCGCTGCTCGACGTAAGTCGTGCCGTCACTGTTCTGGTGCAGGGACACTTCCTTGCGGGTGTTCGGGTCAGTCCAGAGGTATCGTTTCATTTTGCCCTCATAGAGAAAGGGGGCGACCGAAGCCGCCCCCTAGCTAGATCAGGAACCGCTGAGATCGAAGATCGCGGCGTGTGCCTTCGGTGCGGTCGGCTTGAGCGCCCACTCGCACAGGATGTGGCTGTCCGTCGCGTCGCCGGTCTTGGCGAGGTCTTCCTCAAGGAAGTTACGACCGTTCAGCGTGCAAAGCGACACGAAGTCCGGGTCGATCAGGAAGATGCGGTCGTTGCCCATAAAGCGAGACGGCGTGGCCTCAACCGTGCCGAAGTCGCCGAGGAACACCGAAGTCGAACCGACATAGGTGGTCTCTTTGGCCGCAGTCATGTTCACGTCGTTGCTGACAAGGTTACCAGTCGCGGACAGGTCCGAGAAGTTCGCCTTGTTAGTCGCCGACATGACCATCATGCGCGGGTTACCACCGTCGGTCCAAGCGTCCTGCTGCGCGTCCTCAATGAGGGCGAGCGTCAGTGCGCGGTCGTCACCGTTGGTGATGGTGTCAGTGCCGTCGCCAGTACCGAAGGCACCAGCACCGCCGCCAACCGAGCCGTTGGTCATCCAGCAAGACAGCGAAGCCGACTTGCGAGGGTCGGAAGACGAACGTGCAACGTCAGTGTCGCCGATCATCTTTTCGATGTCGCGGCGCAACTCCAAGCCCTTGAGGACTTTCTGGTAGTTGTGTTCACGCTCACGGCCTGCGGTGTCTACTGCATCCAGAGTGCCGGAGGTCGCGAAGACCTTCTTGGAAATCTGGTGGTAGTTACCCACACGGCTGGTCGGCGTGGCCGCAGCAGTCGAGGTGTCAGCGCCTTCGTTGTGGTAGTTCGTGGTGCTGGCGGCTGCCAGTTCCTGAACCTGCCACTCGGTGAAGATGCCGTTCGAGGTCTCCTTCTTGACGTTGGAGAAGATCGGTGTTTCAGCAGGGTCGATGCGGTAAATCACATCGGCAAGCTGTTCGCGCTCACCTACGGCGGCGCCAGTCGCGAAAGTCGTCATGACTTTGTCCTTTCAAGTTGCGGGGCTATTTCCGCCCCATAAGATACTCAACAGCGGCGTCCACCGTGCCAGCGCTTTCAAAACGCTTGCGGGCTTCTTGCCGAGAACGGTTAGCAACTTCGCGCTTGGTCTTTGGTCGCCCTGCCTTGGCCATCTTCGGGGCTTGTCGGGTGCGCTTCTTGGCGGAGGGGGCTTTGTCTTGAAGCTGGTCCCAACGCCACGCCTTATAGAGAAGTTCAATCGCGCGCGCATCAGATGCGTTTGCAATCTCTTCCTCACTAAACCCGATCCGCTTCTGAGCGTAGGAAATCACCTCCTTGCGCTCAGTCTCGCGAGTGTCGTCATCCTGCCACGCAGGGATGCGGCTCAGCATCTCGCCACGCTGCACCTCAAGGTGCTGGCGCAGGTTCTGCTCCTGCTCACGAGCCTGTTCCGCCGCGATGCGCTGGCGTTCGGCCTCGACCTGCTTCTGGTATTCCCTTTGCTGGTCGAACTCGGCCTTCGCCAGAAACAAGTCACGCTCGGACATCGTCTCGGCCAATGCTCTCCAGTCAGGTTCCTGTTGGGTTGCCTGCTGGATTTGGGCAGCCAACTGATCAAGTTGCTGCGCGTAAGCGTCTCGAAGTTGTCTCGTCTCAGCTTGCTCCGCCTCAAAGGCTTTGCGCTGTTCGGCTAACTCCATCGAGCGCTTAGTGTACGCCTGCTGCCGCGAATAACCGTTCTGTAGTTCGTCGAGGGTTACCTCTACCTCTTGGCCGTCCACCTTCACGGTGTAGACCTCCGGGGGTTCCTCTTCGTACTCTTCGCCGTCATCCGCCTCGTAGGCGTCTTCGCCCTCGTCGTCCTGCTCGTAATCCCCTTC